TGCCGGGTTCAATGCCTGCAAGGCGCTGTCGACCAAGCGGGCGGATGACCCGACGAAGGCAAGCCGCCCCTATGATGCGGACCGCGACGGCTTTGTCATGGGCGAGGGCGCGGGTGTGGTGGTTCTGGAAGAATACGAACATGCCAAGGCGCGCGGCGCGAAGATCTATGCCGAGGTGCTGGGCTACGGGCTTTCTGGCGATGCCTATCACATCACGGCGCCAAGCGAGGACGGCGAGGGGGGCTATCGCAGCATGGCCGCGGCCTTGAAGCGCGCGGGGCTGGAGGCATCGGCCATTGATTATATCAATGCCCATGGCACCAGCACCATGGCCGATACGATCGAGCTTGGCGCGGTGGAGCGGCTTCTGGGCGACCATGCGGCCAAGGCAACGATGTCTTCAACCAAGTCGAGCATCGGGCATCTGCTGGGGGCCGCGGGCGCAGTGGAGGCGATCTTCTGCGTGCTGGCGATCCGCGATCAGGTGGCGCCACCCACCATCAACCTGGACAATCCGGCGGTGACGCCCAAGCTGGACCTTGCGCCGAACCGGGCGGTGAAGCGCAAGATTGATGTGGCGCTGTCGAATTCCTTCGGGTTTGGCGGGACGAATGCCAGCCTGATCCTTGGCAAGGTGACGTAAGCGATGTGGCGCTCTATCGCCTCGAACGCGCTGACGCTGTTTATCGTGGTGCTGATCGTTGTCTCTGGCCTGTTGGCCTGGGGGCGGGAGCAATATGTGGGGCCGGGGCCGCTGACCGATGCGGTCTGTTTCCGTGTGGAGCGGGGCGCGTCGCTGAGCGCGGTGAGCCGGGCGCTGGAGTCGGAGGGCGCGATTTCGGATGCGCGGATCTTCCGGATTGGTGCGGATTACAGCGACAGGTCCGATGATCTGAAATTCGGGTCGTATCTTCTGCCGCCGGGCGCGAGCATGGTGCAGGTGCTGGATGCGCTGACGGCCGGCGGGCAATCGACCTGTGGGCGCGAGGTGAATTTCCGGATCGGGGTTGCGGCGGCGGATGTGGTGCTGCGCGAACTGGACCCGGCGACGCAGCGCTATGTGGAGGTGGCGAAATTCGACCCGGCGGTGGAGGCGGCGCCTGCGGCCTATGTCGCGGTGGCGAATGAGCCGGATGTCCGGCTGCGGGTGACGCTGGCCGAGGGGGTGACAAGCTGGCAGGTGGTGGAGGCGCTGAAGCGCGCCGATTTCCTGACGGGCGAGATTGCCGAGGTGCCGCCCGAAGGGTCGCTTGCGCCGGACAGCTATGAGGTGGATCGCGGCTCGGAGCGGGCGGCGCTGATCGCGCGGATGACAGAGGCGCAGAGCCGCATTCTGGCCGAGCTTTGGGCAGAGCGGGCGCCCGATCTGCCCTATGCCTCGCCCGAGGAGGCATTGATCATGGCCTCGATCATCGAGAAGGAAACCGGCGTGGCCGATGAACGGCCGCAGGTGGCCAGCGTCTTCGTCAACCGGCTGGAGCGGGGGATGCGGCTGCAAACCGACCCGACGGTGATCTATGGCGTGACCATGGGGCAGGGCGTTCTGGGGCGGGGCCTGCGCCAGAGCGAATTGCGGCGCGAGACGCCCTACAACACCTATGTCATCTCGGGCCTGCCGCCGACGCCGATTGCGAATCCGGGGCGGCTGTCGATCGAGGCGGCGCTGAATCCGGATGACACGCCCTATATCTTCTTTGTGGCCGATGGCACGGGCGGGCATGCCTTTGCCGTGACGCTGGAGGAGCATAACCGCAATGTGGCGGTCTGGCGCGAGATCGAGCGGCAGCGCGGCCAGGAGGGCACGACCGGGGTGCAGGGGGAATAGGCCCGCAGCGTCAAGGGGTTGGAGGGGCGTTCCGGGTGATGGAGCGCCCCTTTGCGTTCCGGCGCGCGAAATCATTGCCGAAAGGTTAAGGCAGCGCCCCGCAAGTCTTTGATCTTGATGATTTTTTCGCTTGACCCGGCGCGCGGTTCAAGCTATACCTTGTGACATGCTAGAAGAAGTGTCGAAAGCGGCGGGGGCGACCCCTGGCCGCTTTTTTCATTTCGGCTCGTCCCGGAGGGGTGGAAACGAGGCGGGTGTGGCGCATGAGCATGAACTTCTCGGCGACGGATGCGGCGGAACGGACCTCGATCGAGCTGATCGAGGGGGCGGCGGGCTTTCTGGATGAAGCCGCCGTCGCCCTGATGGCGGCCTTGCGGGCGGCCAGAAAGGGGGAATTCGCGCAGACGAAGGAGGCCCAGCAGGCGATCAAGGATTGGAAGGTCGCGCTGGAGTGGATGATGGATGAAAGGAACCGCCTTGAAAAACTCCGCAGGACCGCTGCCGGGGCTGTCGGACCCTCGGACCTTGACCTTGGGGCCGCGCGCGATGAGATCGGGCGCAGGCTGGCTTGCCTGCGCGACGCAGGCGCAGATTGACGCCTTTCTGGGCGGGTTGTCGGATCAGGCGCTGCTGGCCTTGCCGTGGATCTTTGAATTCTGGGCGCTGGCGCATCAATTGCCGCCTGAGGGGGCGTGGAAGACCTGGGTGATCCTGGGCGGGCGCGGCGCGGGCAAGACGCGGGCGGGCGCGGAATGGGTGCGCGCGCAGGTGGAGGGGGACCGGCCCGGCGATCCGGGGCGGGCGAAGCGGGTGGCCTTGGTGGGCGGCACGCTGGATCAGGTGCGGGAGGTGATGGTCTTTGGCGAAAGCGGGATCATGGCCTGCACCCCGCCGGACCGGCGCCCGGAGTGGAATGCGACGCGGCGGATGCTGACCTGGCCGAATGGCGCGGTGGCGCAGGTCTTTTCGGCGCATGATCCGGACAGTTTGCGGGGGCCGCAGTTCGACGCGGCCTGGGCGGATGAGATTGCGAAATGGGACAAGGGGCAGGAGGCCTGGGACATGCTGCAATTCGCGCTGCGGCTTGGCGCGCATCCGCAGCAGGTGGTGACGACGACGCCGCAGAATGTGGCGGTGTTGAAGGCCATTCTGAAGAACCCCTCTACCGTGATGACCCATGCGCCGACAGAGGCGAACCGGGCTTACCTGGCGCGGAGCTTTCTGGAGGAGGTCGAGGCGCGCTATGGCGGCACGCTGCGGGGCGCGGAGGAGTTGGAGGGGCGGCTGGTCGAGGACCAGGAGGGCGCCTTGTGGACTCGTGCGATGATTGAGCAGTGCCGGGGCGCGGTGCCGGAGAAGGTGGACCGGATTGTCGTGGCGGTGGACCCGCCGGTGAGCGGGAAGGAGACGTCGGACGCCTGCGGGATCGTGGTCTTTGGTGCGGTGACGCGAGGCGCGCCCAAGGACTGGCGCGGGGTGGTGCTGGAGGATGCCTCTGTCAGGGGGTCGGCCGTGGTCTGGGCCGAGGCGGCGGTGGCGGCCTTCCACCGGCATGGTGCGGACCGGATCGTGGCGGAGGTCAATCAGGGCGGTGAGTTGGTGGAGGCCATGCTGCGGCAGGTGGACCCGATGGTGCCGGTGACCAAGGTGCATGCCCATCGGGGCAAGGCCGCGCGGGCGGAGCCGGTGGCGGCTTTGTATGAGCAGGGGCGGATTGTCCATCTGCCGGGGATGCAGCTTCTGGAAGAGGAAATGGTGCAGATGACCCGGCAGGGCTTTGCCGGCAAGGGCAGCCCGGACCGGGTGGATGCGCTGGTCTGGGCGGTGACGGAGGCGCTGCTGGAGCCGGCGCGGCGCCAGAGCGGCAGGCCTGCGGTGCGTGGGCTTTTCAGGTAGAAAGACGGAGCGCGCAAGATGGTGTTCAACTTTTTGCGGCGGGGCGAGCCATCGCCCGCGCCCGAGGCGGTATTGGAAAAGAAGGCGAGTGCGGCGGGCCGGGTGGTGGCCTTTGGCACTGCGGGCCGCGCGGTGTGGAGCCCACGCGATGCGGGCAGCCTGACGCGCAACGGGTTCTTGCGGAACCCGGTCGGGTTTCGGGCGGTGAAACTGGTGGCGGAGGCGGCAGCGGCTTTGCCCCTGATCTGTCAGGATGCCGCGCGGCGGCATGAGGAGCATCCGCTTCTGCGGCTGATCGGGCGACCCAATCCGGCGCAGGGGCGGGCGGAGTTTCTTGAGGCGGTTTATGGGCATCTTCTGTTGTCTGGCAATGCCTGGCTGGAGGCGGTGCCGGGAGAGGCGGGCTGGCCCGGTGAATTGCATGTGCTGCGGCCCGACCGGATGGCGGTGGTGCCGGGGCCGGATGGCTGGCCTGTGGCTTATGATTATTCGGTCGGGGGGCGGACCCATCGCTTCGATCTGCGGGGCGCGGTGGTGCCGGTCTGCCATCTGCGGGCCTTTCATCCGATGGATGACCATTATGGGCTGTCGCCGCTTCAGGCGGCGGCGGTGGCGGTGGATGTGCATGGCGCGGCAAGTGCCTGGTCGAAGGCGCTGCTCGACAATGCCGCGCGGCCTTCGGGCGCGATTGTCTATCGTGGGGCCGATGGTGCGGGGAGTTTGAGCGCCGAGCAATATGACCGTCTGGTCGAGGAGATCGAGACCAATCATCAGGGCGCGCGCAATGCGGGGCGGCCGATGTTGCTTGAAGGGGGGCTGGATTGGAAGCCCATGGGCTTTTCGCCCAGTGACATGGAGTTTCACCGGACGAAAGAGGCGGCGGCGCGCGAGATTGCCACGGCCTTTGGCGTGCCGCCCATGCTGCTGGGGATACCGGGGGATGCGACCTATGCCAATTACCAGGAGGCGAACCGGGCCTTCTATCGGCTGACGGTGCTGCCCTTGGCGCAGAAGGTTCTGGCGGATGTCAGCCATTGGCTTGCCGGCTTTGGCGGCGGGGCGGTGGAGGTGCGGGTGGATCTGGACCAGATCCCCGCGCTGGCGGCGGAGCGTGACCAGCACTGGGCGCGCGTGGGGGCGGCGGATTTTCTGACAGTGGCCGAAAAGCGGCGGCTGCTGGGTCTGCCGCCCCTTGAGGGCGATCGTGAGGACGATCTTGGGGAGGGCGCATGAGCGCCCGGCGCCCGCCCGGAGGATCGCGGTTTCTGTATGACAGTTTCGATGCCGCGACCGCGCGGATCGAGGCGAATGAGCGCGTGGCCGAAGAGCGCTGGGCGGCGCTGGACTTTCGGCTTTCGCAGATCGACGCGGCGCTGGAGCGGCTGGAGAAGCGGCTTTGGCTGGGCGTCTATGGGGTGGCGGCCTTTCTGCTGGCGCAGGGGGCGGAGGCACTCATTCAGGCGGCAACGAGGTGAAGCATGGATGATTTCGGCGCACTGGAGCGGAAATATCTGCGACCGGAGCAGGGGCTGGCGCTGGCAGAGGGGCATGTGCTGGAGGGCTATGCGAGCCTGTTCGGCAAGGCCGATCAGGGGGGGGATGTCGTGCAGCCCGGAGCCTATGGGGCGAGCCTGAAGCGGCTGGCCCAGCGGGGCGAGAAGGTGCGGATGCTGTGGCAGCATGATCCGGCCCAGCCGATCGGCATCTGGGATGAGGTGCGGGAGGATGCGACGGGCCTGTGGGTCAAGGGGCGCATCCTGCCGGAGGTCGCGCGGGGGCGGGAGGCGGTGGCGCTGCTGACGGCGGGGGCGATCGACGGGCTGTCGATCGGCTATCGCACGCTGCGGGCCGAGCGCGACGGTCAGGGGCGCAGGCTTTTGACGGAACTGGAGCTTTGGGAAGTGTCGCTGGTGACCTTCCCGATGCTGCGCGAGGCGCGGGTGGCGGCGAAGGCCGAGGATGCGATCTTGCGCGACTTGGCGGCGGAGGTCGAGGCGGCCCGCCGTGCCCTGGCCGGGCGCTGACCGGCTGCTTGCGAAAGGACGGAGAAGGGATGACCGAGAGAGAGGCTCGGGCCGGGCAGTCATGCCCCGCGCCCATGACCCCGGTGGCGGAGCTTGCCGCGGCGATGGGGGGATTTCTGAAGGAGATCAATCTCTTTCAGGCGGATGTGAAACAAGTGCTTCAACATCAGGAAGAGCGACTGACCATGCTGAACCAGAAGACGATGACCTATGGCCGTCCCGCGCTGTCGCTGGCGGCTGAGATGGAGGCCCCGCATCAGAAGGCCTTTGATGCCTATCTGCGCCGGGGCGATGACGACGGGCTGCGGGGCCTTGTGCTGGAGGGCAAGGCGATGAACACCGCCGTGGCCGCCGAGGGGGGCTTTCTGGTCGACCCGCAGACGGCGGAGATGATCCGCACGAGCCTGTCCTCCAGCGCGTCGATCCGGGCGATTGCGAATGTGGTGCAGGTGGAGGCCAGTTCCTTTGACGTGATCGTGGATCATTCGGACCTTGGCTCGGGTTGGGCCACGGAGACGGCGGCGGTGCCTGAAACGGGAACGCCGGTGATCGAGCGGATTTCCATTCCGCTGCACGAGCTTTCGGCGATGCCCAAGGCAAGCCAGCGTCTGCTGGAAGACTCGGCCTTTGATGTGGAGGGCTGGCTGGCGGGCCGGATCGCGGACCGCTTTGCCAAGGCGGAAGCGGCGGCTTTCATCGCAGGCGATGGGGTGGACAAGCCCATGGGCTTTCTGGCCCATGACACGGTGGCGGAGGAAAGCTGGGCCTGGGGCAAGCTTGGCTATATCGCCACGGGCGAGGCGGGGGATTTCGACGCCTCGGCCCCGGCGGATGCGATTGTCGACCTCGTCTATGCGCTGGATGCGGGCTATCGCGGCAATGCGAGTTTCGTGATGAATTCGAAGACCGCAGGCGCCGTGCGCAAGATGAAGGATGCGGATGGGCGCTTCCTGTGGTCGGACGGGCTGGCCGCCGGGGAGCCTGCACGGCTGATGGGCTACCCGGTGCTGATTGCCGAGGACATGCCCGACATTGCCGCCAATGCCTTTGCGATGGCCTTCGGCGATTTCGCGGCAGGCTATACGATCGCCGAGCGGCCGGATCTGCGGGTGCTGCGGGACCCGTTCAGCGCCAAGCCCCATGTGCTGTTCTATGCGACGAAGCGCGTGGGCGGCGATGTTTCTGATTTCGCTGCGATCAAGCTGTTGAAATTCGCCCTGTCGTAAGGCCGGGCGATCAGAGGCGGGGCCTTTGCCCCGCCCGAGCCTCGGGCATCCGAGGCAGGAACGGGCGCGCGGTTCCCCATGCCGTCTAGCTGCTCCCCCCTCCGACCGAGCGGTGTGGCGCGCGCCCGAACCCTTCCTGTCGGGGGAGTGGAGGATTTCGGATGATGGTGACCGAGGAGACAGGCGTGCCGGATGCGGCGCTGCCGGTGGCGCAGTTGCGGGCGCATCTGCGGCTGGGCACGGGATTTGGCGATGACGGGCTGGAGGATGGTCTTCTGGCCCTGCATTTGCGGGCGGCCATGGCGGCGATCGAGGGGCGGACGGGCAAGGCTTTGTTGGCGCGGCGGTTCCGGCTGCGGCTGGCGCAGTGGCGGGGCGGGCGGGCCGGACAGGCGCTGCCGGTGGCCCCGGTGCGGGCGGTGCTGTCGGTGGAGGTGATGGGCGGGCCCGCGCCGGTGGCGGTGCCGCCCGCGCGCTGGCGACTGGTGCCCGATCTGTCGCGGCCACGCCTGATGGCGGCGGGGGGCTGGCCTTCGATCCCCGAGGGGGGCGCGGTGGAGATCGTTCTGGACGCGGGCTTTGGCGCGGATTGGCCGGAGGTTCCGCCCGATCTGGCGCAGGCTGTACTGCTTCTTGCGGCCGAGTTCCATGAGCAGCGCCACGAGGTCGGGCTGCCGGCAGCGGCCTTGCCGCGCAGGGTGCAGGGGCTGATCGAACGCTGGCGGACGGTGCGGATTCTGGGCGGGGGTGGCGCATGAGCGGGGTGCGCCTGTCGCGCCGCCTGACGCTGGAGCAGGTGCAGAGCCTGCCCGATGGGGCGGGCGGATTTACCGCGACCTGGCAGGAGATCGGGCGGCTGTGGGCCGAGGTTCGGCCGGGGCTGGGGCGGGCGCGGGTGGCCGAGGTGCCCCGGCTGTCGCAGGTAGCCTGCCGGATCACGGTGCGGGCCGCGCCGCCGGGCAGCGCGCGCCGCCCCGTGCCGGGGCAGCGGTTTCGCGAGGGCGCGCGCGTCTTTGCCATTCGCGCGGTGACGGAGCGCGATGCGGAGGGGCGCTATCTGACCTGCTTTGTCGAAGAGGAGGGTCTGGCATGAGCTATCGGGCGGCGGCCGCGCTGCAACGGGCGGTTTTTGACCTGCTGACAGGCGCGCCCGCGCTTTCGGGCGTGGCGGTGGTGGATGCCCTGCCTGCGGGCGGTGGGGCGGGCACCTTCGTGCTGATCGGACCGGAGGAGGTGCGCGATGCCTCGGACCAGACGGGGATGGGGGCGGAGCATCGCTTTGCGGTTTCGGTCGTATCGGATGCGAGCGGGTTT